CTGGTGTTGGTGGAGGTAATACACAAGGACTTACACTTTATGATTCTGCTTATTCACAAGAAATTAATACACAAAAAGAAAACACAATTGTTGGAAGAGCACCTAATGGAAATACAAATAAGTTCAATAATAACGTAAATCTTAATGTATCAAAACAAGAAAAAGATATAATGAATAATCGCATGTTGGTTCCTAGTAATATGTCTAATATTCCTCCTTCAGCACAAACACACGGAACAATGGATATGCCCAATATCGTAACTGAACAAATAGATGGTAATTTAAATAGCAATAGAATTGACCCTAATTTATTAAGTGCGTTTAAAAGTAATCCTTATACACATAGTTTAAATACATCAGTCTAAATTTAGTAACATTAAATAATATAAAATTATAAATAAAAAAATATAATATAAAATTATTTTTTTATTTCTTTTAATGAACAATATAAAACTTAATATTCATGAAAATATAGAAAATTTATTAGAATACTTTATTCAAAATGATAAAGTTCCACATTTACTTTTTCATGGTGATTATGGTTCAGGAAAAAAAACTTTAGCAAATAATTTTTTAGATAAATTTTATAAGAAATCATTAGGCGAAAATGATAATAAAAATAATTATATTATGAAAGTTGATTGTGCCCATGGAAAAGGTATTAAATTTGTAAGAGAAGATATAAAATTTTTTGCCAAAACAAATATTAATTGTAAAAATGGATTGTTTAAAACAATTATGTTATTAAACGCAGATCAACTAACAATTGATGCACAATCCGCATTAAGAAGATGTATTGAAATATTTAGCAAATCAACACGTTTTATTTTAATAATTCAAAATAAAGATAAAATTTTAAAACCTATTCTTTCTAGATTTTGCGAAATATTTGTAAAAATACCAACAATAGAAAATGAAGATATTAATTTACATAAATATTTAATTGACATCAAAAATTATCAAGATATAAATAATGATGTAAATAATAATTTACATAAAATATTTACTAATGAAAGAAAGAAATTTTTGGAAAATAATAATAATTTTAACATTTTCAAATCTGTTGATAAAATTTACAATAGTGGATATTCTATAATAGATATTTTGAACTATTTTAAATCTAATAAATGTAAAAATATAGAAAATATTAATATGTTTATTATTTTTTTAAATGAATTAAGAAATAAAATAAGGTCAGAACAAATATTAATTTTATTATCGTGTAAATTATTTATTTTACGTTTAAGTGTTAAATTAGAAAATATCCTAATTATGTAAATGGAAGATTTCACATTAGCAAGTTTACAAGAATCACGAAATGAATGGTCTTCGCAATTAGTTAATATTTTAACTCCATTAATTGTTGAAGGTTATAATTCAATATTTGAAGAAGCTTGGTCTCTCTGCGAACAGAATGATGAACAAGAAAAATATTTAATGACATTCCAAAATTTTATATCTCGTATACCAAAATGGAACTCTGAAATTATTGAAAAGGAGAGAAAACGTATTCTTGAGAGAAGTAGATGTTCTTATATTGAAGATTTGCTTACTTGTGTTCACGTTATTCAATTAAAATCATTAACTTGTATTAGAGCTGGAAAAGACCAAAAGAAAATAAATATTAATATTCCTAAGTTTGATGATTTTATTCATAAAGTTTACATACAAGTAGCACGAAAATTATACACAAATATTTATTTGTATGATAAAAATGTTTTACCTTTACAAAAGCAAAAACACAATAGAGAATTTGAGTTGATTACTCAAGAGTGTATTTTAAATGCTATTAGAGATAGTATGCCAATTGAAGAAATTTTACGTTCTTATTTAGATGAAACTCAAGAAGAAGATGTTGAAGAAACTATTCTTGATGAAAAAATACCTGTTGCTGATTCTGATAAAGAGAAAACTGAAGTAAATGATAATATAGAAGAATCTAATAATAACAATAATTCTAACAATAATTCTAACAATAACAATAATTCTAACAATAACAATAATGTTGAAAAACACAATGTTAATTTTAGTGAAACATCTGTATCAAATGATATTAAACAAAATTTAGATGAAATCACTAAAATTAGAGAAGAAAATAGTTTAATTAATGATGATGAAGATAAAAAATTTATTATTAAAGAAACATTAGACCCTGCATTTTTAGATATTGAAACATTAGGAAAAAGTGAAACTCAAGAAGAACCTCCAAAATTTGATATTGAAATTCTATAATTAAATTAATTAATATTTTGCGTTTAATATGTTAATTCCATTTCGTTTAACATATTAATAACAAATGAATAGTGAAATATTTACTAAATCTTTTATAATTACTTTTGTATACATTGCACTTAAAATTATTGAAGTTCAAATGATGACTTCAAATGAAAATGAAGTAAAACCTCTAAAAACTATTGTACGTGATGCGATTGTTGTATTTTTCTCAGCTTGTATTGGTATTTTTGCGTCCGAACAAATTAGCGAATTAAGCACCAGTAGCTTAAATGTTACTAAGGTTTTTACTAATACACCTGATTTTTAAAAAAAAATAAATTATTTATAAATGTTTATTAAATAATTTATATAAAAACATTTTACATATTTAATACACATATGTATAGTCAACTAGAAAAATTAGCACTATTACAAATAGAAACTCTAAATAAATTACTTCAAACAAAATTCTATGATAAAGATGTAAAAAAAATAGTAAAAGAAGCAATAGAAGATTTAGAACATATAGGAGTAAAAGTAAGATTAATTGAAAATAATATTTTAACATTAATTAAATTGGACAAACTAAATCCAATATGTAGATTGTAAATTAATATTTTAATTATAGAATATTTTGAATGTTATTATTCAATTCATTAACATCATCTAGACAATCTATAGCAAATTGAGAAAACGCATTTCTGTTTAGTTGATCTAATGGAATATGATTATGGACGTTTCTAGAAATCATTTTATATAGTTTAAAATCAGGGTATCTTTCTTGTCCATTCTTTCTGTATAAGACACTCTTTTTATTATCATCTTTACACCAGTCTAAAATAATTAATGCTATTTCATTTGTTTTTGATATTTCTTCCATATTCTCAATATCCTCATCAAAATAATCAAAAACAGAACACCCAAAACGACATAAATCAAAACTATAATTGGGTTCAACTCTTGGTTTTTTTTCATTAAAAAATGGTTCACAATTATATTGTGTATCAGCGTCTTCACCACGATTAAATGCATCACTGCAAAAAACTTCATTATTATAAGTAAATATTGCTCTACCAAAATCTATTATTTTATATATTTTACCATAAGTTGGAACTTTATACATTTTATTAGCTATTTTGTAATATAAATATTCTTTATCTGTTTCATTAAACACTACATTGCCAGAATGTAAATCATTATGTGTAAAAGAAAAATTTGTTTGATAATATATTAAAGTTGCTATTATTTGAAATAATATTGATGACCACTCATCATATGTGATTTCTTGCTCATTATTAATCATATAATCTTCTAATGTAGAAGAACATTTTTCTAATAATATTGCGTTAACAGGAAAATTATAAATATTTGAAATAATATTTACATCGTCATCATCATCGTCATCATCATCGTCATCATCATCGTCATCGTCATTAAAATCATTACATTCATTGCTGTTAGATGATTGCAATGATTCGTCATCTTTTAATTGATACAATTCATTACTATCACCACAAGACATAATTAAACTATCGTTATCATTTATAGAATGAGCACTGCAATCTACAGATAACATATCATCTTCAGTATTGCTTATTGTTGTATCACTATCGCTATCACTATCACTATCACTATCAGTATCTACATCTTTTAAATTTACTATTTCTGCACTAGTTAATTCTAATTCTAATATTTCTAAATCATTATCTTTTATAGTAATATTTTCATTTTTTTCAATTAAATTTGTTTCGTCAAGTAATTCATCACAATTTATAATATTATTATCTTGTTCATAATCTTCTAATACTAATGGTTCTCTATTTTTACCACTTTCTTCTTCATTGTAAAAAATATCAGTTGTTTCTAAATCAAATAAAATATTTGTATTTTTGTGAAAAAAATCACTTGTTGATAAAATATCCATATCTTCTGTTACATCACTTTTGAATGATTTATGCACGCCTAAAACACTGCCATAATATTTAACACCATGAAGAAACCCATTTTTATCATTATCAATATTTGAAATATTATAAAATAATGATTCAGTGTAAGCAGAATTATATTTTTGCATTATTTTTTCACAAGAAATACCATTTTTACAATCTTCGCTTGGTAAAATATTTATATTAATATTATCCATTTTACCTGCCATATATTTTATTGGGTCTACTAAAGGAGCAAATTTACAAAATATTTCATTATTATTTAGTATAAATTCATTATAATTTTTCTTTTCTATTTTATTATTAAGATATAATGGAACAAATGTATTTATGTCAATATTTGTTTCTTCGCAATTTAAAGGAATATTTACTTGAACATTCATAATGTCTAGTCCATTGCAAAAATTTTGCAAATTTTCTGGTTCCTCAAAGTTCTTCATTAGCAATATATGTTATTATTTTTTTATATAATTAACTCATTCGTTTTTAATTATTTTAATTTTTCTTTAATTAATTTAATTAACTTAAATATGGCTTTAGAATTAAAAAAATTTAGTATGAAAAATATTAGTTTTGCACCCAATGAAAATAAAGGTCCTGTTGTTGTTTTAATAGGAAGACGTGACACAGGTAAGAGTTTTTTAGTTAGAGATTTATTATATTATCAACAGAGTATACCTATTGGAACTGTCATTTCAGGAACTGAAGAAGGTAATGGGTTTTATAGCAGTCACGTTCCTAAATTATTCATTCATGGTGAATATAATTCAGGCATTATTGAAAATGTTTTAAAAAGACAAAAACAAGTATTAAAAGAAGTAAAAAATGAAATGGAAACGCGACGTAAAAGTAATATTGATCCACGAACATTTTTAATTTTAGATGATTGTATGTATGATGCTAGTTGGACACGTGATAAAATGATGAGATTGCTTTTTATGAATGGTAGGCATTGGAAAATTATGCTAGTAATTACTATGCAATATCCATTAGGTATTCCCCCAAATCTTAGAACAAATATAGATTATGTATTTATTTTGCGAGAACCTTATATTAATAATAGAAAACGTATATATGAAAATTATGCTGGTATGTTTCCAACATTTGAATCATTTTGTCAAGTAATGGATCAATGCACAGAAAATTATGAATGTTTAGTTATTAATAATAATGCAAAATCTAATAAATTACAAGACCAAATTTTTTGGTATAAAGCTGATGCTCATGGTAATTTTAAACTAGGTTCAAAAGAATTTTGGGAAATTTCCAAAAATATGGAAGATGGTGAATCTGAAGAAATATATGATCCAAATGCTAATAGAAAAAAAAGCGCTGGACAGAAAATAAGCGTAAAAAAATCAAAATGGTAATCAAATAAGACGTAGACATAGTTGTGTATTTTAAATATAATTAAATATTTATTTAAATTATGTTGATACTCCCGTTTTATCTTCCACTCTATCTTGTGCTATTTCTAATGATTTATTTGATACATCTGTCCCAACATCTTCTAAATCATCTATTCCAACAACATTTAATCCAGCAATATCATTTACAAATATAAATCCAACAATTAAAAGTAACCATAGAATTCCATATATTTTATTTAATTTCCACATTAATGCTACTGATAATAACATTAATATAATTGCAATATATCTAAAATTATTTAGATTTTCACCAATACATAAATATATTGCACTTGCAAATACTAACATTGCTTGAACTTTTGTTGATATAACTTTTGTAAATAGATTTTTTATGAAAAAAAGCATTATATTATATATAATATAATGTTTTATTTATTTTTAGAATAATTTTAAATTTTTATTAAATTATTAATTATCATCTGTATTAACTACTTCAACATTTTTAGAATCAAATAATTGTTTTGTAATATCTGCTGATGTTGGTAAATTTTCGGGTTTACCACCTTTTTGATTAGGCATAATTACATCCTCATCTGGCATAGCATCATAATCTACTTGATTTACATTTACTAAGTTGCCTTCTTCATCAAGAATTTGGGTTAGAACATTTCCTGATTCTTCTGCTTTCTTAATATTATCTTCAATTGCCTTTTGTTTTGTTTCTTTAATACGTTGATCAAAATGGTCTTTTGCACTTTCATCATTCTTTTTCTTTTCGTGCATTAAATCATTTAATTCTTTTTCTAAGTATTCAACACGTCCAGTTTTATATGCTTCAGGTTCCCAAGGCATCCATAAACCTACTGGTCCAACGTATACATCATGATTTGGGTCGTTTTCTCTCAATGTTTTACATCTCATTTCTGCTTCTTCTTGCGTTGAATAAACGCCTCTTACCTTAATACCTCTAACATTTGTCTGAAATTTATGTGATGTATTATATTCTTTATCTAAATCATCTTGTTTATTATCTAAAAATGTTTTATAATCGTCATAAATTGTGAAATCTATTAAATTCTTTCTTTCTTCTTTTAGAAACTCTTGCAAATCACTATTTATAGTTTCTGTTTGTAAGTTATATTTATAACCAACAAAGTTAAGGAATGATTGAAATTTATCTATAGATTTAACCATATCCCAATTTTTTACAAAATTTTCAAAATAATATAATTCCCTATTTTTAATGTGGTTTTCAGGAGAAACAAAAGAAATACAAGAAAATTTTTGTCCTGCGATTGGTTTATCTTCATCTAAGAGATCTACTTGAGTATTACTAGCCATTTATAATTAATTCAAACAATTTATATTTAAGTAAAAATAATTAATTAATAATTATTTTATTATTCTAAATAAAAAAATATATTGTTTTATTATAATAATGGAAATGTTTGACTTAGCTGAATTCACAAAACGCTTGATTAAATACTTGGTAGAAGGTTTGATTGTTGGTATTGCCGCATTTGCTATCCCAAAACAAAGTTTAAAACTTGAAGAAATTGCTCTTATTTCTTTAACTGCTGCTGCTACATTTAGCATTCTTGATACATATATTCCTTCTATGGGTGTATCTGCTAGAAATGGTGCTGGTTTAGGTATTGGTGCTAATTTGGTAGGATTCCCTATGGGAAGATAAACAATTAACAATCATTTTTTTAAAAATTGATTTTAATATTTAATTTATTAATAGATTTAATATTAAACATTCAAAATGAGTATGGCTGAATTTAGTTTTAAAAGAAATATAGAGGAACTTAATACTGATTATAAACTAGAAAATAAGTTAAAAAAATATTTTCAAAAAGTTGATAATACTTCATTCATTATAAATGAACATATTACTAATAGTTATATGACACAACATTATGAAAGAAGGTATTATAATTCTGAAAAATATATTAAAAAAACTAATTTATATATCTTTTGGAAAACATTATATTTTGAGAATGTGAAGTTTAGAGCATATATATCATTATATAGTAAATTTAAAAAAAAAGCAATATTTAATGCTTTAACCCCAATATTTATTGACCCCATTAATAATATAATAATGGAATATTATGGTCACGAAGTTATGGAAATTATTGATTATTTTAGCAAATATTTAGATTCTAGTAAATATACAATAATATAACGCATATCAAATGGTTGGCACAAATTCCCATTCTAATTCATTACATATTTTTTTCCATATTACATCTTGTTCCATTTTCTTTTCACGATCTTTTAACATTGGGAAATAAGGTAGAAATTGTTTTTGATCTAATAATTCACATAATTTATATACCGTATAATAATAATTCAAAAAATTTACGCGATCTTCTGGACAAAATTTAGCATAAGGTCCTTGTATTTCCATAAATAAATTACATAAAGTATCTTCTAATTCTGGTGTCATTATTGGAGGTTTTATTCCAATTATATCTTTAATAAATGGTATATGTTCATAATACTTATTATGTCCTAATTTTTTCAATATTTCCTTTGCTTTGCCATTTGTCAAATTTTTTAATTCTATTCTTTCTTTTTTTATTTGATTTTTTATTTCATCAACTACATTATCTGGTATTTGGGTTGTTTCTTTTGCCTGAAATTGTGCCAATATTTCACGAAAATGATTTATTCTTTTATATGCATAAAAACATACTTCTTTAGGTGGTTCTTTGTAAGAAGATTTTTCACTTTCTATTACAAATGGCACATTTTTATAACAATTATTACATACCATTATACCTTCATCATCTACAGGTATTAATTCTCCTTTTTTACAAAAATTACATTTTGAATCTACAAAAGTGTAATCATCAATATGTAAAAATGAATCACTTAAATTTGTAAAATATTTTTTTACATTACTTATTTTATCTTTATGCTCTTCATCATTTTCTTCATTTTTTACACCAAAAAATTTATTTAAGGTATTTACATTAGACGATATATTTTCATTTGAACTTATATTCTTTTTATCTTCAAAATAATCAAAAATATATTTTGAATTATCCAAGTAATACCTTTTTTTTGTTTCTAATAATTTCTTTTTTTTCTTTTTTAAATATAATATTTTTTCTTTCATATCTTTTTTTTCTTCCACATTCATTTGTTTATTATTTATTACTATTTGCAATGAGTCTATCTTTTCATTTATTTCTGGTATTATTTCATCATCATTTGTTTTAAATAAATCTAACATTTCATTATGCTTTGTATCTAATGTTGCTGCTTTTATTTCATCCACTATTACCTTCTTATTTGTTTTTGGTTTAAAAGATGGCATAAAGTAAATATTAATATATATTTAATTGTTTTATGTTTAATTTGTTATATTATTTTTTATAATTAATTTAATGGAAAAGAATAATTATATTGATATAAATACTTTTGAATACAAAAAAATGGTGTTTTTAGACAATGCTCTAAATAATGGATGGTCCATTTCTAAAAATGAAGATTATTATGTATTTAAGAAAAAACATCAAAATAAAAGAGAAGTTTTCACTGACACTTACTTACAAGAATTCATTTGTAAAAATTTAATTTTACACTAAACATAGTAACAAAATTATATTTTTTTTTTATTATTATTATTTTTCATTTTATAAATTAATTGTTTATTTAATTGTTTTTCTCAAAATTTTTATCTTAAGGTATAATATAATATTATGGGAGGTGGACTCATGCAACTCGTAGCCTATGGCGCTCAAGACGTATATCTTACTGGTAATCCTCAGATTACCTTCTGCAAAGTAACCTATCGCAGCTACAAC